TCAGCGTAATGCCCATATCGGAGGGTAAAAAGCCTCTGATTTTATGGAAGGAATACCAGACAAAAAAGATAGAAAAGTCAGAATTAGAGAAGCTCGAAGCCAAGACCAAAGGGTACGGTATTATAACAGGTTATTATAATGTTGAGTGTATAGATGTAGACTTAAAGGTATTCCCAACCATCCAAGACGGAAAGAAGTTTTGGAGTGAGTTTGTGTCCTTTATATCTGATCATATTGATGACTTTAATAGAAAGTTTGTTATATATAAGACTATAAACTCAGGCTATCATATTATATATAGATGCTCTAAGGTAGAAGGTAACAGAAAGCTTGCAACGCTAAAAGGACATTCTCAAGCCTTAATTGAAACTAGGGGCACGGGTGGCTATATCTATATCTATGACAACCAAGTATCGGAGATGTCTTATGAGCAAATCCAGGAGATTACAGAAGAGGAGAGAGATATTCTGTTTAGCCTATGCCGATACTTCCATTACGATGAAGCCAAGGTGGAAGTCAAGGTGGAAAATACAGAGTATAGCGGATTAACCCCTTGGGAAGATTATAATCAGAGAAACAGAGTCTTGGACTTGATTGCAAATGAATTCACCGCAGTAAAGCACCTGACCGACCGCATAGTGATAAGAAAAACCAATTCTAAGGATGCTTTGCATGGATTTATCTACAAGGATACTGGACTCTGTTATCTCTTCACCACGGCCACGATTTACCCTCACGAGAGCCCTTTGACTCCGTTTAGTATCTACGCATACAAGTACTTTAATGGCGACTACTCTGCTGCTGCTAAGGAGTTGTACAAGGAAGGCTATGGAGAGCGGAAGATTCGAAAAGTAGAGATTGAGAAGATTGAGATTCCAAAGGAAGACTTGATTTTCCCGATTGATGTGTTCCCTGAGTCAATACAGAGTTATATTCTGTTAAATCAGAAAACACTTAATCATTCTATTGACTACATGGGGTGTAGCTTACTTTGGCTTCTGTCGCTATGCATCGGTAACGCTTGCAAGGTGGAGGTAAAGACAGGATGGAGAGAGTCTTGCAACATTTGGATTGGATTGATAGGCAAGGCAGGTCTTGGCAAGACCCCTAGTATAAATGCCATCATATTCCCGATTTCTAAGAAGAATAGCTTTGAGATTAAGCACTATCAGAACGAATACAAGAAGTACAAGGAGTACGAGCGATTGACTGCCAAGGAGAAGAAGGATGTGGAGGAAGTCAAGGAGCCTGTGAGAAAGCAGTTGATAGTAAATGATATCACGGTTGAGGCCTTAGCGGATTTGCATGAGGAAAATCAGGTAGGCATAGCGGTATTTAAGGATGAGCTTAACGGCTGGATTAAGGACATGAACAAGTACAAGCCTGGTTCTGATCTCGAGTTTTGGTTGTCTTGTTGGTCTAACCAAGCAGCGATTCTGACACGAAAGACTGCTAAGAGTAGCTTTGTGCAGAGCCCATTGATTCCTGTGCTTGGTGGTATACAGCCTGGAATATTCTCGCAGATATCCACAATGGAAAACAAAGACAATGGATTCCTTGACCGATTGCTTGTGAGCTACCCTGATAAGGAGATTGAGCATTACAACAAGAACTCAATTGACCAAGAGATATTGGATTGGTACGAGGCTTACATTAGTCAGTTCTATAACTTAGTTAGAAACCAGGTGTTGCAGTACAATAAGTTCGGTGAGATTGAAAGTCGAATCATTCGATTTGATAGCCAAGCAGATATTGAGTGGGAAAGGATATTCAACAATATCACAGACTTGCAGAACTCTGATGATATATCAGAATATGTGAAGTCGATGTTGAGTAAGCAGAAGGCTTATGTACCTAGATTTGCTCTCTTGATTAATACGCTTTGGTCATTTGAGACAGGAAAGGACTTTGACTTTGTTACTAAGGAAAGTTTGCTCAAGGCAGAGAAGTTGAGTAACTACTTCATTGCGATGTCAAAGAAGATTAAGGTAAGTAGCTTGGAGTCGAATGAGCTTAGTGAGATTATTCGCTCGATGAAGAATGAGTCCATAGAAAAGAAAATAGAGATGATTAATAAGACCATTCCAGATTTTAACCGCTCTGAGTTAGCAGAGTTATTGAATGTTAGTAGAACCACTATTTATAAACACTTAAAGAAATGATTGAAGCACTAGACGAAGTATCAGAAATCCCATTTGAAGTATTTTGGGATAAGTACATGGAGCAGAGACCTGGGGACTATGATAAGACATACACCCAAGGGATTTGGTTAAAGATGAGAGAAGCAAATAGGGTTCTTGCATTTGAATATATGTGCAGGTTTGGAACAGACTACAAGACTCCTATATTGCATTTAGAAGCTTTTGATTTGCCGTTTTAAGATGAGACACGGATCACTATTTAGCGGTATAGGAGGCTTTGATTTAGCCTCCGAATGGATGGGATGGGAGAATGTATTCCATTGTGAGTGGAATGAGTTTGGACAGAAAGTTTTAAATTATTATTGGCCTAAAGCAATATCATATCATGATATCACAAAGACAGATTTCTCTATTCACAGAGGAACAATTGACATCATTACCGGTGGATTCCCATGCCAACCCTACTCAATGGCAGGAAAAAGAAAAGGCAAAGAGGATGAACGCCATTTATGGCCCGAAATGCTTAGAGCAATACGAGAAATTCAACCGACATGGGTCGTGGGCGAAAATGTTCTCGGACTTGTTAATTGGGATGGAGGGTTGGTATTCCACGAGGTGCAAGCTGACTTGGAAACTCAAGGGTACGAAGTACAACCGTATGTACTTCCAGCTGCAAGCGTCAACGCTCCACACAGAAGGGACAGGGTTTGGTTTATTGCTTACTCCATCTACTGTGGATATAGTCCCAAGTCAAACAAGATTAGAGAAAAGGACAGAATACAGGAAATCAGTAGGCAGGCAATGGAGTCCAGGGAGTTTAACAGAACAAATTTTTCATCAAATGCTTCCAACTCCAACTGCATCGGACAGATTGGGGAGTGGGAGCAGGGAATCATTGATAAACAGAGGAAGGGGAGAAAGAAACGATTTGGGCAGTTGGGCAACAATGAATTCAATAGATGGGAAAAATTCCCAACTGTCTCCCCAATTTGTGATGGAGATGATGGGCTTTCCAACAGATTGGACTCTATTACCTTTCCTAAATGGAGAAACGAGTCAATTAAAGCAGGAGGAAACGCAATAGTTCCACAGGTAGTGTATCAGATATTTAAGGCAATCGAGCAGTACAATCAACTTGATAAGCAACTATCTATATGAAACCACTTGAAATTCTTAAACAACTCAAGCAGGAGTCGATGCTAGAATCATATCCTAATGTTCCTAAGTATGCTATATCAGCACCGAAGTACGAGGATAAAACAGCCAATGGACTAACTAAGTGCGTCAAGGAGTTCTTAGAGCTTAGCGGATACCAAGCAGAGCGTATCAATACTATGGGTAGACCAATCGACAACAGAAAGCAAGTCACCGATGTTCTAGGCAGAACAAAGACCATCGGCTCTATGACCTGGGGCAAGTCAACGGCAACTAAAGGATCAGCGGATATTTCAGCTACAATCCTTGGAAGGTCGGTAAAGATAGAAGTAAAGATAGGCAGAGACAGGCAGTCAGAGCATCAGAAAGTCTACCAAGAGGCAATAGAAAAGTCAGGAGGTCAGTACTGGATAGTTAAAAACTTTGATGACTTCTATGAAAAATATCAGAATTTTCTTTTATCCAATAAATCAATAAGTTAATATTACAAGACAAACCAAAAACAACTAAAAAAATGGCAAATTTATCAGAAATCTTCCTAAAGCAGGAAACATTAGAAAGCCTACTTAGCACAGTTAAAGCTAAGGGTCTTAAAGGAGTCTCATTGACCATCTCCATGAATGATGAGGCGAACGATTACGGACAGAATGTTCAATCCTATGTATCTCAGACAAAAGAGGACAGAGAGGCTAAAAAGCAGAAGTTCTGGACAGGATCAGGAAAAGTATTTTGGTCTGATGGTAAACCAGCGATGGTGGTAGAGAAAAAGCAAGCACATCAATCTAAACCTCAGTATGCCGAGAAAGAAAGCAACGACCTCCCATTCTAACTTTATTCTGAAGCGTAGGTTTATCAATAAGTTCAACGAATTCACAGAGTGGCAAGACATCGGATATGGAGAGTTTCTCTCCATTGAAGATGTTCAAGAGAAAATTAAGCTGCTAATTCAGAACTATAAGAATAAACACATGGAGGTACATTTTGAAATGAACGGCAAACTATTAGACTTTAATGGAAATGAAATATCACATCCTATTAAATTTACACCGAAATGAAAAGGCATCTATTGCAGTTACTTAAATTTATAAATGTAGCCTGGGGTTTTATGACCTGCCTATATTTGATTTCTAAGTCTCTAGGGATGTTTGCATTGGTACTTGCTATTTTCGTCACTTACTTAAACATCTTGATTGATGAAATACTCAAAGGAACAGATTAAAAGAGCGGTACGATCCTGCGTATTCTGTGAGCGAAACGGAATTAAGGCTGACCCCGACATGGAAGACCATCCAGAAGCAGGAGAGATATTATTCAACCACTTCATGGGAATGGTAGAGCCTAGGCTTACAGAACTGCTAGAGAATCCTAGATATGTTATCAAGCTTCAACTGATAACTAGACACTTACACCACAATTACAGATAATGATTAAATACACTATACACGACACGAATTTCCAGGTAGACATCAACACAGGTGAGCTATTTATTGAAAACGAAGGCAAAGTTTTGGTTTTAGACAATCAACTTGCTATTGAGTTAGTAGAAATACTAAGACAGAAATTGTATCAGCACAAAGATCAGAATGACGGCATTTTAAAACGATTCTTTAAATAACATGGAAGAAGCTCAAGTACTCAATCCCTTTGGATACCTATCTGCGACCAAGGTACTCGATGAAAACCGCAAACCTAGTGAGTGGTGGATTGAGTACCTGGAGTTTAATGAAATAGTTGCTGAAAACG